TTTTTACCGCCACGCCATTGACGGCATGACCAGTATCGGGGAGTTGTTTTATCAGTTGCCGTATCACAGTTGTGGCGGTCACGGAAAGCCTTTCGTCGCTTAGGGTCGTCTCGCTTGATTTCCATGTTGGGGTCACCAAAGCGAACAATTACCACACGACCGCTTGAGTTTTGAACATAAACAGCAAACTTCTTTTTTCCGCCTTGTGTTCGGAATGGTTTGTTGAGCGTGACTTTTTTGCCTTGGTATTCGGCTGCTTCTGCATTTTGACCTTTTTTGTCATCGTAATACGAGTTGCACACGGCGGCTCGTTGTTTAGGGTTTCCAAACTCATCGTTCATTTTGTTGTCACCCATGCACCTATCCATGTAATCGTCACGGGATTCACCGTCACGGACATCGGGCATAAGTCACGGACATATCACTTGACTTTTAATTCATTCGCCACAATTGTTGATTTTCGTTGCGAACCTCGTCATAAAGGTTTTGTGACATGACATCCTGCACATCTTTATATGACCTTATTGGAGCATAACCTAACTTTTGGACTACTTTTACAAGGTTAGCCATGTGTGTTCCGTCAATCGGATTTAGGACTGTTATTTTAGGCCTAAGTCCAAGTTTAGCATTTCTTACGGATAAAAGGTAGGAATGCCAACCATGTTGCCTATACTGTGGGAGGATAAAGGTGTTTCCAACAAAGATAAAGTGGCCCATATCAAGACTGCCAGTGTAGCCAATAGGAATGCCATCGTAGTGTAATATCCAATAAGACATGAGGTCAAAAACCTTGGGATAGCCCTTTTCTTGGGCTGTGGCAAACTCATGCGGCCACCCGTCAGTTAAAAAACGAAGATTTTTTACCGTCAATCCTCTTTGTCCTTTTTCTTCCATACGGCCTTACCCTCACGAACCAAGTCAATTTTTGCTCGGCGTTCTTCGGCATCCATAGTATGCTTGTGTTCTTGGGCTTTGAGAGCCATCTGTCGTTCCAACTCGGCTCGCTTTTCCATTACACGAGTTTGGGACTCAATGACCGACGGATGCAACTCCGTTTCGGTCTGTTGCTCGGCCTTCCACAACTCAAGCATGGTTGCGAAGGCTGGCTGTGCCGTTCCTCCGATGATTGCGATAAGGGCGATAAACCCTTCAATGTTTTCAAGAACAACTTCGGGCTTGAGTATTCCCATGGCGACTACCGCACCGGAGGCCGCAAGCCACAGATAAACTGCTGGAAGGGCCGTGTATTTAATCATTCGGTCATTAACACTGTCTTTGTTGTTTTTTGCCATTTTCAATCACCTTGTTCATTTGTTCGGGGCAACTCACCCATTGTTGGTTTTGAAGATTTTTCAATTCGGGATTCACCAGCACCTGCGGGTTGCATACCCACTATGTCAAGTGACTCATTAAGTGTTAGGATTCCTGCTTGATAGCCCATAACAGCACGCTTCATAGAATCCATTGGTGATTCCTCAGCGATTGGTTCAAAGTCAAAGTCCGGTAAGTCTTTCATTTGATGGTTGATACCCTTCAACTCAAGTTGTTTTGAAAACAATTCCATAACACCCTGCTTAACAATTGATTGTAGGCGGCTTATGGCGGTGTTTGCCCACATGTTTGCGTTGTAGGTGGCAGCAAAGGTTGAACCTCGTTCTTGACCTGCTGCTACACGAGGAACATGCAAAACGGCTGCTACATTGGCCCCTACCATGTCAAGGAAGCCACTGTTGTCGGGGATGGTGTTGTTGAGGTCAACATGGTGCAAAGCGACATAGGATGGCAGAATTGGCATTTGGTCTCCACGCAAGCCTTCAAACAATTTTACGACTTCATCCATAATGATTCCTAAACGCTCTGCTTGTTCGTCGGGGTCAGCAATATGTTCAATGGCTGTTTTGTCAATAGTGATAAATTGCTTGGTCATGCTATCCTCAAGGGCGATACGGTTGTTCATACTGTTGTATTTTACACGGATAACCTGCTCAAGCGACGAAAAACGAGATTGACCCCACACACCATACGACTGTCGTAGTTTGCTATCCTCAAACCAGTTTGACTTATACTCTGTTCGCAAGTGAACAATTTCACTTCGGGGGAAAACCATTTGGTCAATTCCCTGTTCACGGAGAATGTAAAAGTCGTTGCTCATAATAGGGCTGTTTTCGTCTGCCGTAAATGGCAGACCATTGGCTCCACGATTGTCAACGATTGTGATTTGTCGGATAGGAAGGCTTTGGATTGCTGTTATGCCGACTCCGGTTCTTCCAACCAACTTGTTGATGTCATTACCATACACTTGTAGGTTACGAAGTGAATTGATGAGAAAATCGTCAAAGTCCACACTTTCAACCATTTCCGAAATAGCATTACGGATTGCAGAGTTTTTTGCCTTTGTGTAGTCAATTCGGTAGTTGTTTGCCGTAAGAGAAACACTGCGAACACCACCGTTCAATTCCGGGTCAAATTTGACCATATTATCGTAAAGGTCAAACTTATTTTTGAAATTGGTATCGTTTTGGAATTTTTCAGTATCTTCAAAGATATTAGGGAGACCAGCGGCTACGCTGAGTGAAACATTTGAACCAACTCTCTGCACCGGTATTTCCTGCGCCACGGCGGTCCGACGGAACCTATCAAAGAAACCCATGTTCAAGAGGACATGTTGCGTGTTTTATCAATGTAGCGAATTTTTTGTTTTTGTTGATTATTTTTTCACAAAAAGAATAAATGCAGAGATGTGGTGCTTTTTTGCTAATTCTTTTTTTGTTTCATAGATGGGTAAGAAGAAGTTGTAACAACAATAAGCACTGGCCCTATACATACCTATGAAACAATAAAACAATTAAGAAATATGCTTGCAGTCTATCGTTTTATTTTTTTTGTTGGTTTTGAATTAACAGAAAGATAAACCTTCATAAAGGGTCCAGTAGTGCGTTTAGATATGAGAGCGCAACCGGAATATGGATATGACCTTATTTCTCAACAATACGACAACACCTTGAGCAACATTGAGAATGCTCGCCGTTTGCATAAACTTGACTCCACAAAATCGGTAAAGGGTTGGGAGATGTCAATTTACCGGTGGAAAAGAAATGAAAAACCCGTTTCAAACGAAATAAAACAGGAATTCGCTGATGTCAATAAGTCATACCACTATGACAGTATCAACGACACTTACTACACATACCTTTCAATCGCAGACCAAATGGTTTCTGTTGGCGGTGATAAGCACCGAGCCATGAAAGAAGCATACTCAAACATGGTTGGAAAAGCCGCTTCTATGAATGAAGTCACACGCGACTTTGGTATTCCTCGTGCGTGGTTTGACGAATACCGACGACGCCACGGTTGGACTCACGACATGTCGCCCTACACCGATGAAGAAATCGCAACTACCGATGTTGAACAACTGGTTGAAGATTTAGTGTTAAAGAAAAAGCATTTACTACACGAGAAGTTTGAACGACGAAAGTGGAAAGAAATTGAAGATTCGGCAGAAAAGTATGACATGTTTAACAGTTATGTCCTTAACGAGTTTAAACAACTTGTTAGCGATGCACCAAAAACAACGCCAAAAGTAAGTATGGTTGAAGATGGAACGGACTATTCCCTTGTTATTAGCCCAACAGACTTTCATTGGGGCAAATATGGGTGGGTTGACGAAGTTGGCGAAACATACCACTTTGAAGAAGCAAAAAAACGATTGATGGAAAAAACAGAAGAGTTGCTTTGCCGCCTTCCTTCACGACCCGAAGAGATTATTTTAGCAACCGGAAGCGATTGGTTTCATGTTGATACCGACGCTGGAACCACAACCAAAGGCACACCGCAAGACATGTGTGGTAGCCCTGCCGAAATCCTTATGACCGGTTGTCAACTGGCACGAGAACACATTGATTTGCTAAGACAGGTTGCTCCCGTCAAAGTAGTGTTCATGCCCGGAAACCATGACCGTATGAGTGCGATTGCACTTATGATGTATCTTTCCGCTTGCTACGAGAATGTTGATGATTGTGAAGTTATGGTTAGTCCCTCCACACGCCAATATGTGCAATATGGAAACAATCTCATTGGGTTTATCCACGGAGACGGTGCAAAGAATCTCGTTGATTTGATGAGCAACGAACAACGCCAACTTTGGGGAGAATGTGAACATCACACATGGTTCCACGGACACCTGCATCACAGACAGGTTCTTGAAAAGGGTGGCTGTTTGATTGTGCAGTT